CCCTTGAGCGCAGTGCCGAATATAAGAGCGGTGCCTGGGATAAAAATAGAAGCAACGATTAACGCTGCTCCTGCAATGATTCGGCCCACGGCGCCTGCGCCGGTCACGACGGGGACGATTTTGATTGGCTGCGTACCGGCGGGGTCATGCAGCTCGTCTTCAACGAGGTCGTAGTCGCCGAGACTTACGCGATAGTGCTGGTTCGCCATGTGACGTTCCAGCTCAGGCCAGTTGGCGAGCAGGAAACGCACGGCCTCGGCGGCACTGCTTACGTCGGCCTCAAGCACGCGCTTGCCGATGAACTTCGCCAGGCGTCCGTAGAGTTTGATCTTACGCAGCATGGCGAAGCCTCCTTCCCGTGCATTTTAGTAGCCATCCGCCGTAGAGGTCACGACTGCTGAGGCGGCCTTGGAGGTGGTGGAGCACAAGCTGGTCGCCGAGGTAGACGCCGACGTGGTTGAGGCCGGTGCTGTTGATCGCCATAAGTAGGGCGTCGTTAGGTTGTAGTTCCTCGTCGTCGTTCAGTTCGCGGAAGCCTGTGTCGCGCCAGCAGGCATCGAACATCGGGTCTAAGCGGAAAGCTTCTGCGTGCAGGGGTCGCTGCCAGTCGCGTAAGTGGATGCCTTGTTTAGCGTAGTGGTCGCGTACCAGCGTCCAGCAGTCGGTTATGCCCCAGACCCACTGGCGGCCGACGAGTGGGGCGGTGTAGCCCTCGGGGTTACATTCGCCCCATGTCTCGGTTTTGGGGTTGACGATATACCAGGGGAGGTTCGTTTTTTCGCAGGCTAAGCGATCTGCTTGGGAGGGGAAGGGAGGGGTGGTTGGATGGCTGTGGACGATGGCGGTGATTTCGCCTGTGTCCTCAGCAGCGGCATAGTCGGAGGGGTCGAGGGCGAAGAACTCGTCTGGATCTGTTGCCAAGTTCTTGCAAGGCCAGTAAATTTCACGCCCTTTGATTACGACGAGCAGGCCGCACGCCTCCTTGGGGTCTTGCGCCTTAGCGTGCTGCAGTGCCTCGATTTTCCATTGCATAGGTCTTAAGTGAAGAATGTACCGATGCCTGGGTAGGAGCCGAACGGAAGCTGGCCTCGGATACCGAAGCGTAATTTACAGCTGCTCAAGCGCTTACCGCACTCGTCCAGTGCTTGGGAGTTTACACCTACATCTTTAGCGTTAAAATAGACTAGGCTGTTTAGGTCTGGATAGGTGGCTAGGTAGTATGTGGCGTTGAATTGACCGCCGGAATTACCGTTGCGGCCTTCCCATATGCCGTAGTTGCGGAAGTGTTGATTAGCGGTTGCGTCGGTGTAAGCAGCGGCGACATCGGGATAGGTGGTGCGATAATAGGTGGCGTTAAATTGGCCAGTGCTATTTATCGAGCGACCTTCGCTGTAACCGAAGTCGGCATAGTGCTCACGCAATGGCCTAGCTTGAGGGCCGACTGGGTTGTAGCCGCACTCTGTCGATAGGTACTTCCACTGGCAGATGTTGCTTATACATTGCCTTTTGGGCGCACGTACACCGGCGAGGTCGAAGGCCGCTACAAGCTCGAACTCAACGAAATCACGGGTTTCTACGGTTTTGCGGTCTATGTAATAGATTTCGCGGGGGAACTCTGCGGTACTGTCTGGTGTTCCGTAAGGGTTAGTACCGCCTGGGAAGTTTACGGCGTCGATGTAGCGGGCTAGGGTGCGGATGCGCGTCACTTTGGCACCCTCTAAGCCGTCCGGTAGGCTAAGTAGCAGTGCGGATATTGTGCCAAGTATGTTGCTTACGCGCAACTTAGGGCGCGGTAATTGTCCGTTTCCTGTGTACTCAAACCCCTCAGCTTCTACGGGGAAGCGAGTGTAGCTGTTGCCGGCCCAGACCACCGCACCATTGGCGTTGAGGCTTGTGCCGGCGTGGAAGCGGTAAGTGCTAGCTATTCCGTGTTGTTTGAGGTTTAGTTCTAAGATGAACAGCTCGATTACTGCGCTGGGTGCAGCAGCCTGTAATGCAGCAATAGGTACAGCCACGGTGCTTACACCTCAAACACTTGACGGAATGTAGCTCTAATCTGGTTGTTATTGCAATTACTTAGTGTTACCTGCCACTCCTCACACACATACTTACCGGCAGAGCCTCGCGGTGGGGTCCAGTCGAAGTTTTCCACGCCGCCGCGTGCGTCTAAGAAGGCGACGATAAGTTCTCGTTCTGCGTCAGTGCGGTTGGAGAACACGAGCTGCCACTCCTTAGGGTTAGTGTTTAAGCCGAATCGTATCCGCTGCTCGTAACCATCGCCTGCCGCAAACTTACGCGCACGAGGTTTGCTTACCTCGGTGGGCTCGTAAGAGCTGACGTAGGTGAATGTAGCCATAAGTGCAGCTTAGCGGCTTAGTAGGCCGCCGGGGCGTTGCTGGCGTACCAGCTCCGCTTGGACGGCTTGGGAAATTACGCGGCCGAGCTGCTCGCCTTGGCCGGCATTGCCCTGGACCGCGGTGCCGGTCGCATCGACGCTCACGTTTACGGTAACTGGAGCACCTCCGCCTGCCTGCTCGACGCCGAGGCGCCCATTGGGGAGGCGGCGGAGCGGCATGATGGCTTCCGGGCCAGCCTCACCCATAAGCCCGAGGCGGCCGGCGCCGCCATCAGCGAATTTGAACATAGTCGGCTGATCGACGACACCGCCCATGGCGTAAGCGGTCACGTCGTGCTGGAACGCGCCACCCATGGCAAACGGGACGATGCCGTTGGCGGCATAGGCGTTGCCTAGGGCATTCAGCTTGATTCCACTGAACGCCAGTGGATTAAATCCGGCTTGGGTACTGCCAAACACAGAAGCACCAGATACCGGGCCAGCGCCAGAAAAACTGAATCCGCCGCTGCTGCCGCCGCCTATGGCGCCGATAATCTGCATAACGCTGCGCAAAATTAGCTGCTGAATGATCATACGCGATGTACTTTCCAGCACACTCTTGGCGAACTCTTGGAAATTCGCCTTACCCGTCGTGGTTAGGCTGAAGATGGCGTCCTCGACACCCTTGATGCCGGTCTGGGCGAGCTGGGCCGTGGCCTCGCGCATGGTGCCGATCGACTGGACGTAGGCTTCGGCGCCCTCGCGTAAGCCGAGGCCGATGCGCTCATCCTGTGTGAAGCGTGCTGCCTTCTGGGCGTCTTCATAGGCGACAGCCAAGTCCTTTACGCGCTGCACGTTGGAGTCGATCTGAGCGGTTAGCGTACTGTGACGCTGAATAAGCCCGTCTATTTCCGCTCTGCTAGCATTCGCTGCAGTAGCCTTATTTACGGCAGTTGTCTTTTCCCTCTCGGCTATTTCCCGCTGCAACGCTCCCAGCTGATCGACTTGGGCGAACTGTTCTGCAAGTGCCGGCGTAATGCCTTGCTGTAAGTAGGTTTGTTGTGCTTTGTAAAGGTCGTTTTGCTCCTGCAGGCGGCGTGTTTGTGCTTGAAGCGGTTCTAAGGCCTTTGTGCGAGCCTCGGCTAGATCAAGCGCTAGCTGCTTAGCACCTTGAGATTGTGCGGCATCCTTAGCGGCGGCGCTGGATTCTGGAGCGCCCTTCGTGGCCGGCTGCACAGGAATCGGGCGGATGTTCGGACCAACTGGATCGCCTACGCGGTAAGGCCTTCCGGCAATGAGTGTGTTTGTTAGTCCTGCAAGTACACCCTGCAGTTGGCCGGAGGCGACGTTTCCTAGGTTGCGGGCAAGCTTCGACGTTCCAAAGCCGCCTGGCAGCATAGCGCCCTCAAAATCCTTGCCTACGCCTGGTACGACGCGCGGCTGATCGAAAATAAGTGGGCTATACTCACCAGCTATGCCATTTTTTGCGCCAGCTCGTTGCAGCTCTGTAATAGCTTCTAGCGTCAACTGTTTGATTGCACTCTTTATATTAGGCCTTGACGTGAAACTAGACCTGCCGTCTGTGTGTTGCAGTAGACGACTAGGAGCAGTGCCCTGCTTTAGCTGCTCCATAATTCCAGTTTTTATTATACGAAGCTGGGCATCGGATAGATAGTCACTAATATCACCAAGAATACCGTAAATGGCGCCCTGTGAGTTAAGCTTCTTGAATACCGTGTCTGTTAAGTTTCCTAAAACCTGTTCAAACGTGGAGAAGCTTGCTGCAGCGGGCTTGCTGCGCGGGTTGCTCCTCCAGTTATTGTCTCTTTGCCGCCACTCTGCATCGACGGGTGACCATGTTTGTCTTACGTTTTCTACTCTCTCCGCCCGCTCTAGGACACGCTGCGTACGCTTAGGATCCGGTGCAAGCATCTGCTTGACCTCTCTACGCGAATATGGGTACGCACTCTCAGCCGCCGACTCAATTCTGTTGTACAAACGAGTGAAAGGTCGCCCGATCTGCTTCAGCATCTTTTGAAGCGGAAATGGTTGCAAACCTGCAATGTCTTCAAACTGTGGCTGGTCCGCATAAGCGGTAAAGAAGCTATCTGCAGTAACTTGTTGCTGACGGCGTGACTGCAACTGCTTACGAGCGTCTCTAATTTGCTGGTCAATCTCCATAATGCCGCGAATAGGTCGCTGCTGCTGCTTGAACCTCGGCGACTTTTCTCCGCCTAGCGCGTCAATAAGTTTATTCACGTCCATTGCATTCTCTCCACCTTTACCTGGCTCCGCTACAACTACTCCTAAGGCTTCTGCAATCTGGGTGTTAAACACGCCTCTCTGTGTGTAGAGAGCCATTAGCTTGCCTGCTGCGTCCAAACGCCTAGCCGTCCTACCGCTAGCCTCGTCCAGAATTTTGCCTACGTCGCGTGCGTAGGTGCGGTGTATATTGCCGAGCGTTTTAGCGTACGCTTCGTTAGCTTTGTTGATCTGGTCCGCTGTGTTTTTCTGGAAGTCCGCGACGGTGCGTGCGCGGTTAAACTCGCGGTCGGTGTAGTCTTCTTTTATTTTGATGTCGCGTTCGCGGGCTTCGCGGTAGACATCAGCGATGCGCTGCTCGGCTTCAATCAGGCGAGGGTCTTCGCCGGCCAAAAGGCGTTGCTGCCTAGCGATGTCCTCCTCAATGTCCGCCGTACCCCGCTTGCTTTGAGCTATCTCACGTTCCAGGGCACGCCGCTCATCGGCGAACTGGCGCTCCAGCTGGCGGGCTTGCTCCAGCGACTGCTTGCGGAGTTCCGCAATCTGCTCCTCGCGCTGAAGGCGTGCCTGTGTAATGGCTTCTTCGCGCTGCTCAAAGGCTTGTAGGTAGGAACTAGCTTGCTTGTCTTTACCATCTGCTTGTCCTTCCGCGAATTTGGTAGGTCCAGTAGCAACAGGCTTACCTGTTTCAGCGTCGATGTAGCCCTGCCCAGGGCTAAGGTAAGCTAGACGCCCATTAACAATTTTGTATCCAGTGGGTACACCAGCGGTAGGGTCTATGCCCTTGAATATAGTATCAAGTTCAAGACGAACCTTATAGGTCTTTTTAAGGCTAACTAGCTTATCCTCAAGGCGTACAACCTGTGCTGCAGCTTCAGCCGCGCTGAACCCGAAATTAAAGGGATCGGATGCCTTATCTAGTTCACTGGCAGCTTTTTTACGTGCGGCCTGAAGCTCGTACTCTGTTTTGGCAATTTGAGATGCTACGCTACCCGAGGGAGCTTTAGACGCTATGTTTAAGCTACGCTGTACTTCATCATTAAGTCGTTTTTGGTTGAGTAGGACATCTGCAACTTTTATAGCTGCGGCTGTAGCCGCTATGGCAAGCAGCGTCAACGGATTCTTAGCCATAGCAGCAGTCAATGCCAAAACTTGCGTCTTAGCGTATGTAAAAGCTGCAGCTAGGGCCTTAAGTGCGGGTCCAAGCAGTAATACTCCGGCGGTAGCTAAACCTACATTAAGGGTTAGCTTAGCGAGTTCGCTGCCTACCGGATCTACGACGATAAACGTAAGTGCGTTTCCGATTGCTTTGCACGCTGCAACCGCTGCAGGTGTGGTGTTAGTAATAAAGTCAACGAATGCGTTTTGCAAGGCGGCGCCGACAGGTTGCAGAGCGCGTCCCACCTCTAGCTGCATGTTCTTCATTGCAACGCTTAGGCGAGCGCCGGCCTCTTGGCTAGAATCGGCGATCTTGAGTGCGGTTTGTCCGTACTCGGTACTGATTAGCTGCAGGAACTTCATGAGGTCGTTCAGACCTACTTGACCCTGCTGGAGCGCCTTCTGCAGTTGAGGGCCGGTTATGCCGGCCGCCTTGGCGAAAAGGGTGAAGGTGCCGGGCAGTCGCTCAGCGATCTGGTTGAGTTCTTCAGCGCTGACCTTGCCCTTGGAGAAGACCTGCGTGAGTGCGAGGAGGGCGCCATCGGCCTGCTCGGCGTTGCCGCCAGTGGCTTTGACTGCCTCGCTTACGGCACGGAACGCAAAAGCGGAGTCGCTTACCGTGCCACCGGCGCCCTTGACGGCGGCGCTCAGGCGGGTCATGCCTTGGATCGCAACCTCCTGGGGGATGTTGAGGTCGCGGGTAGCCGAGGCGGCTGCGGACAAAGCCTGGCTGTAAGCGTCCTGTGAGCCGACGATGCCCCGCAGAGCGATCTGCAACTTGTCGATGCGGGCCGAGTAGTCGGTCACTGTGCCGAGCTGCTGGCGGAACATGCCGACCTGCGCACCAGCGGCCGCACCAGCGAAAGCGCCGCCCACGCCGCCCAGGGCCAAGCCGCCGAGACCGCCGATCAGGCCCTCGGGGCCGCCGAAGATGCCGCCGCTAAGCGCCGCGCCGACGCCCTGGGCAAGTTGCATCCCAGTAAGCCTGCGACCCCTGCGCTTGTCTGCAATGGCCATACGGCGATCAAAGTCCGCAAGCTCGGTATCGAACGCTTTTTTGCGTACATCACCTTCTAAATCCAAGCCCTCTAAAAGCTTGTCTATTTGAAGTTGGTTGTACTTAGCTTGCAGTTCTACGCGCTCTACGCCCGCTCTTGTTTGAATACGGGTCATGTCCTCATAAGCCCGCTCCAGCTCTGTAGTGGCTCGCTTAGCCGCTTCTGGGAATGCTTGCGGTCCTATAGGAAGCGCGTATTGAGCTTCATTGACGCGGATCCTGTCCGGTGTTCGCGCACCAGCGGCAATCATCGCTCCTGTGGCGGGATCCCTGAATCCACCAACGCCAGGTGCTAGCGGCCCCTGAGTTGCGTAATACTCTTGAATACCGGCTAATTTGCCTTCTCTACGGCGTACGCCACTTTCTGCGATGTTGAGCTGTCTAAAGGCGTCGGCAGTGCCTAATATGTCGGTCCGCAACTGCCTTTGTATTTCGGCCATACGCAGAGCCACGTTTACATATGTGGAACTGCCGCGTGTGGTATTTACAAGGCGCTCGCTCAATTCCGCCAGTTCTTGGTTAAGACCTGCGGTAGTGTTGGGCAGATCGCCCATCCGCTGCCCGACGCGCTCTGCGGAATAAAAGCCGGTAGTTAAGGTTGTTTCGTTAAATGCGGCAGCAGCTGTGCGCACAGCTTCGCGTCCGCTGCGGACGTTTTCGCCGAATGTAAGTTGCCGCTGTGCGGTTAGTGCCCTATTAAGACGTTGTTCTGCGGTGGCGCGTTCTTCTATGGTGGCAGCTAGTCTGCGCTCCCTACCACTACGCAGATCAATCTCATTGATTACTTGTCGCTGCAGCTCGATACCCGCGTTTATCGACGTAAGTGTCGCTCGTACTCCTGCTGCTGTGGCCGGGAAAGCTCTACTAAGTGCTACGTTAAGAGCCGTTGCTACTCTGGTTACCTCGGTAATGCGCTCTCCAACCTGCGCAATATCGCTGCTCAGTGTGTCGTAAGCTCTGGAGTTAGCGCGGGTTTGTTCTTGGATACGTACCAGGGCAGCCCGGTGTTCTTCAAGGGCGCGGACGTTACGTGTGGTTTCGCTAAAAGTGGCTACCAACGCATTGCGTTGTGCCATAAGCGCGTCCGTAGCACCTCGTTGTACTTCGCCTACACGTCGGATGTCATCGGCTAGGCTTCTATACGCATCGCCGCAAAAGTCGGCCTGAGACCGTAAGCCTTGTAGTGCTGATACAAGACCTTTGGTTACTGCTTCACTATTACCGGCTGTCTTAGCAAACTCAAATATACTATCGCGGGCACCTATGATGTCCTGCTCGGACATCTTTGTGACTTTGCTTAAGTCACGAAACGAGCTGCGGATCTTATCTAAGCCTTCAAACTTTTCTAAGCCTAAACGTACAATAATATCCTCAATCTGCTTAGCCATCCTGCTTATCCTCCCCCTTAGCCAACGCGCTGAGAGCGGCAGTTTCCATGATCTGCAGGCCCTCCAGCATGTCGAGGCGGTCGTCCACGCAGTATAGGTCCATCAGGCCGCCAGGCATCAGCAGCACCTCGTACTTCAAGCCGAGATAGCCCGCCATGGTGGTGTTCCACTGCGTCTGCATTCTTAGGAACATCATTACGATGTCCCAATTTTCGTCCCAGACCTCGTAAGGGGCGGCGGGTTTGGGTTTCGCGTCTTCGGGTAAGACTAAACCGAAGACTTTGGCATCGTCTTCGGTCTTATCTTCCTCCTGCTTACCGCTTACCCAGAACTCCGCCGCACCCTTCAGTTTCCCGACTTAGCGCCGTCGAAGGTCTCGGTGTAAGCCTTCAGGACACCGCGCACCCAGTAGGGGTCGTCGGCGAAATCGGTGAGCGCTTCGATGGAGAAGGGGAGGTCGGTGCCGTCTTCGTCGCTGATGCCGTTCCAGCCGAGCACTACGGCTTTGAGCAGGGGCAGATCGCCCTTCTCGCTGAGTTTGCCGAACTCCTTACGGCCCAGGCGCTTGAAGGTGATGTCGAAGGTGCTGGAGTCGAACGTGCCGCCGTCAGCGGGTTCTTCGATGGTTACAGGCCACTTGAAGGTTTTGACCTTCTTGCGAACGAACGCCATAAGCTGTTCGGATGAGTTACTGGATGTACCGGCTTAGTGTAGGTGCTTTTCGCGTAAGCGGTGGCGGGGTTACG